TTCAACTATATCTGCAAATCAATGGGTGTGTTGGACAATTATTGGAGATGGAACTGCAAATACTCTTACACACTATATAAATGGTTCTTTAGATAAATTAAATGGACCTGTTCAATCTGATCAACAAGTTAGAAATTGGCCGTCTTCATCTCAAATAGCGCTTGATACAAGATGGGGTGTATATAGTCAATTAGATATAGGTATTTTAAAACAATATAACAGAAAATTAACTTCTACAGAAGTTATGCAAAATTTTGAAGCAGCAAAAGGGAGGTATGGTATCTAATGGCACTATCACATTCGCCGCAAATGGTAAGAAGTGGTTTAATAGTTTATTTAGATTCACTTAATCCTAAATCATATCCCGGCACTGGAACTACATGGTATGACTTAAGTGGAAATAATAACCACGGAACTTTAACTGGTTTTACTGGCCCTTCAGCTGGTAGCACTAGTGGTTTTGACACGAATACAAAATATATGATGTTTGATAGACATTCAGGTAATGGCAATGAAACAGCAAATAATAGGGTTACAATTAACAATAGCGAATCATTAGACGGTTGTGTAGTAACAACTGGAATGACTATTAGTTTTTGGCTTAAGATGACTACATACGAATGCACAGCAATGACAAAATGGGCTGATTCTTGGGAAGTTTATTATTGCTCTAGTTTAGTTTGGAGAACAAATGGAACTGGTGGTAGTGATGGCAATTCAGGTTTAGCAGCAAGTACAAATCTAAATAACTTTCATTTAATTACAGCCACACATTCAGGAACAGAAAGAAAATTTTATATTAATGGAGATTTATATTATACAAATTCAAATACAGTTACAACACAAAACTTAACTAATCAAGTTAGTATTGGCGGTTATAGTAATGGTTATTACGCTACAATAGGAGCAATACCTACATATTTACTTTATAATAGAGTTTTATCCACAGCTGAAGTTAAACAAAATTTTGAGGCACTTCGTGGAAGGTACGATGTATGAGTATAATATCCGGACCAAAAATTATTGATGATGGATTAGTTTTTTATATTGATTCCACAAATAGAAAAAGTATTTCTGCATTAGGTAATGCTTCATTTAATACTGCGCCGGAAGTTATTAGAAATTTAACATCTGGAGTTACTGTAAGCTCTTATAATGGAGTTAATGTCGGTAACTTAAATTATTATACAGTTTTTGCTATTGATTACCCAGAAGGTACTTATGGTGGAGATGCGGCTGGAAGACACGGTATGACACCTGGGCTTAATGTTAGATCTGGAACAAAAACTTATGATTCTTCTAGGTCTTTACATATGTGGGTCTGGAATAATGAAACTAGTTCTTGGTTAGCAAGTTCTTTTTTTAACGGTTATAGATTGTCAGGACATTGTTATGATAATTATACTGGAGCAGAAGATGGTTATGTAAATCAAATAAATAAATTTATAACAGATTTTAATAATATTAAAAAAAGATTTACTAACTGCACATATATTATAACAGGCTCACATAGAGCAGATAGATATAATTCTACATTACGGGCAATACTTTATGATTTAGGAATGCCAACAGGAACAGCTTTAGATAGTGACTATGTTGCGGCTCCTGAATGGATATTAGTTGGAGAGCCTGGATTAGGCTCTGGAAATGCATATGGTTGGGTTTATCAAAACTATACAACAAATGCGGCACAAGTAGCACATTTAAATTTTGGTTTACCAATTTATGGCAATAGTGGTAATTATTTAACTTTTGATGGGGTTAATGATTATGTTACAACAAACATATCTACAATTAATACAAGTGCCACTTATAGTGTTTGGTTAAATAGAACAGCAAGCGCTAATGAATATAATATGTTTATGGGACAATATTTACCATATTTTGCATTTAGAGCAAATGGTCAAATACATTTTTCTATGAGTATTGGTGGTCAACAAAGTTTGCTTAGTACAATAAGTCTTAGTAATAGTACTTGGTATAATTTAACTTTTGTTCATAATTATAACGGCACAAATACTACTGCTTCTATATATATTAATGGCTCATTAAACGCGTCAGCATCTTATACCGGCTCTCAATCAACTAGTAGTGGAAGAAACTTTATGATTGGAGGCTGGAGAACAGATGCTCCTACGGAATACCCTTTTTATGGAAAAATTAGTCAAGTCTCTATATATAATAGAGCATTAAGTGATTCTGAAATAAAACAAAATTTTGAAGCACATAGAAAAAAATACGGCATCTAAGTTAAATCTTGACTTTGCGGCCCAAATATGCTACAATAAAGAATGATAGATAGTTTCTATCAAGAGGTGAATTTATGGATTACTCAAACCGCAGATACGTAATATTTAGCGTATCAGAATTAAACAAAATTGATTTTGAAGAAGTCCTAGAGACCTCTGCAGAAACGGTCCGCAAATCAGTAGACCAAACAAAAACTTTTGTAAAATGGGAAGGTGAAGCACCAGCTTCAGTTCAAACCCTAACAACAAAATCTAAATACCACACACACGAAGAAATACTAAACATACTCTCTGGACAGGAATGGACTGCTCCATTAGAGATTTAAAAATATTGAACCATTGGGGATAGTGAACTTATGGCAAATAGTAAAAAATTTGTAGTCAAGAATGGTCTTGAAACACAGAACATTCAATTCGTAGAACAAGACGGCACAGAAACTATAACGCTTACAGTCTTAGATGACGGTAGCTTATCATTTAGTGGAAGTAGCGGTCAACTTTTTTCTATTGCCGATAGTTTAACTGGTACAATTTTTTCTGTTAATGATATATCTGGTATTCCAAGTATTGAAGTTTTTGACACTGGTAAAATTATATTAGGGGAATCTACTGGTAATATTCTTATCGGTACAGCAACAGATGATGGAACAAATAAATTACAAGTAAATGGTAGTGTTAAGATTTTAGGGCTAAATGGTTCTGTAGTTTTAACAGTTCCAAGTTCAGTATCAGGCGTTCAAACATTAAATCTCCCAGCAATGGGAGCAACCGGTGTCACAGGCGCCACAGGTCCACAAGGTACAACAGGAGTAACAGGTATAACTGGTGCCACTGGCATTACTGGAGCAACCGGCATAACGGGAGCTACTGGTATTACTGGTGCAACTGGACCTATAGGTCCTACTGGTGTAACTGGCCCACAAGGTACGACTGGTGCTACCGGTATAACCGGAGCTACAGGTATCACTGGCGCAACTGGTGTCACAGGCGCTACCGGTCCAATTGGTGCAACTGGTGCTACAGGAGTTCAGGGAGCTACTGGCGTAACAGGACCGCAAGGAACAACAGGTGCCACAGGTATTCAAGGAGCAACTGGTATTCAAGGAGCTACAGGAATTCAAGGGGCAACTGGTATAACAGGTGCGACTGGTATTACTGGCGCCACTGGTGTAACTGGTGGAGTCGGAACAACAGGCGTTACGGGTGTAACAGGTGTTACTGGTGCAACTGGTATAATCGCAGACATGACAAGAACGAGCACAACTTCCAATACTATTGGAACTGGCTCAAAAACTTTTACATATACAAGTTCATCTAATTTAGGTTGGTTAATAGGAACAAGACTTCGTATTTCGAACACTTCTTTGATTTGGATTGAAGGTGCGATTACGGCTGTTTCAGCAACCTCAGTTACAATTAACGGAGATTTAACATCAGGAAGTGGAACATACACTTCTTGGAATTTAACAATTGCCGGTGAGCGAGGAGCTCAAGGTCCTCAAGGTGCAACGGGAGTTACCGGTGCGACTGGAGTAACAGGTCCTACTGGGCCAACAGGTCCTACTGGAGTTACTGGTCCACAAGGCGCAACAGGTATTCAAGGAGCGACAGGAATTCAAGGAGCTACTGGAATTCAGGGAGCCACAGGAATTCAAGGAGCAACAGGAGTTACTGGTGCCACAGGTATCACAGGCGCAACTGGAATTACCGGTGCAACTGGTATTGTTGGTCCAACAGGATTAACAGGAACAACAGGAGCAACCGGGGTTACTGGTGCAACAGGTTTAACAGGTACAACTGGAGCAACTGGCGTCACTGGTCCAACTGGTCCAACTGGGCCGCAAGGTAATTTTGGTGGTGCCGCATTTGACTATACTTTTTCAACAACTACAACAAACGCAGACCCAGGAGTTGGTTTATTAAGACTTAATAATGCTACTGCTTCTTCTGCCAATCAAATCTATATAGATGATAATCAAGATGGTTCTATTAATTTAGATACATATTTAAATACAATCGACGACTCAACCTCTACTATTAAAGGTCATGTAAAAATTTCTTTAAAAACAAATAGTAATGTATTTGCTTTTTATACTATTAATTCTTTAACTGACAATGGTGGATATTTTACTGTTAACGTAACTCACCTTAATTCTGCTTTTGTTTCTGGCACAACATTTGCTAACTCAGCCGATATTGTTGTAACTTTTGCAAGAACTGGAGATAAAGGAGACACAGGTAGTCAAGGTGCGACAGGCATTACTGGGGCAACCGGGCCAACAGGTCCAACCGGCGTTACAGGTCCTACGGGAGTTACAGGTGCCACTGGTGTAACTGGTGCTACAGGAGTCACTGGGCCAACCGGGCCAACAGGCCCAACCGGTGTTACGGGTCCTCAAGGAGCAACTGGAATTACTGGGGCAACTGGTATTCAGGGCGCAACGGGAATAACAGGGGCAACGGGAATTACCGGTGCAACTGGTGTTACAGGTTCAACAGGTCCAATTGGTGCAACCGGAGCAACCGGTGTAACTGGTGTAACTGGTGCTACTGGTATTATAGCCGACATGACGAGAACAAGTACAAGTTCAAATACTTTAGGTACTGGTTCTAAAACATTTACATATTCAACGAGCAGTAACCTTGGATGGTTAGTTGGTACTCGTTTAAGAATTTCAAACACGGTTTCTAACTGGATGGAAGGTCCTATTACAGCAGTATCTTCTACTTCTGTTACTATTACTTCTGACTTAGTTAGTGGTAGTGGAACATTTACAAGTTGGAACTTAACAATTGCTGGTGAAAGAGGTCAACAAGGTATTCAAGGTGCAACTGGCGTTGCCACAACTGGAGCTACCGGCCCAACTGGTCCTACGGGTCCAACAGGTCCAACAGGACCAACTGGTGCAACAGGAGTTGGTACTACAGGGGCAACTGGCATTCAGGGAGCTACAGGAGTTGGTACGACTGGTGCTACAGGTATAGGAACCACAGGTGCAACTGGCGTTGCGACAACTGGCGCAACCGGACCAACTGGTCCTACAGGTGTAGGAACAACTGGGGCAACTGGTGTTGGTACTACTGGAGCCACTGGAATAACTGGTGCGACTGGTGTTGCTACAACCGGTGCTACGGGAATAACTGGAGCTACAGGAGTTGGAACAACAGGTGCAACGGGTGTTACGGGAACAACTGGTGCAACAGGAGTAGCTGGTACAACTGGTGCTACTGGTGTCGCAGGACCCGGTACATCAATTACAGCGGTTACTTCAACCGCAACTACGTTATATCCAATAATGGTAGATGGTGGAACGGCGCAACAAGCAAAATATGATACTGGCTTAGTTTATAATGCCAGCACAGATGAATTAACAGTAGGCTCAGGGGCTTTATCTTGGACATTAGATGGATCTAGTTCAACTAACTTTGTTCTAAGAGACAGTGCTGGAACTGCTGAATTTACATTATCTAATACCGGAACTATTGATTTAGCAAATACGACAGATGCAACTCTATCAAGGCCGTCCGCAGGAAGGTTGGCTATAGAAGGAGTTAACATCTTAACACAAACTTCAACCGATACTGCTATTACTAACAAAACATTTACTTCTGGTAGTGTAAAAGTTGGTAATACAACTTTAGTACAAGGTGGAAGTGTAAGTATTACATTCCCAACCAGTGCTGGCACATTATATGCAACAGGAAACACTGACGTTACACTTGCTGACGGTGGAACAAACGCCTCATTGACTGCATCAAACGGTGCTGTTGTTTATTCAACTGCTACTGCTATGGCACTTACAGCAGTTGGAACCCAGTATGAGTTTTTAATGTCTAATGGTGCAGCCGCACCAACTTGGGTAACAAAATCAGCTCTTTTAACAAATACTGGCTCTATAGCTGCAAATACTTATACAACAAGTCAATCAGTAACTGGATATCGGTTTGTTCAAGTTCAAATTTTTAAAGCATCCGACACTACAAAAGTTATATGGGAATGTTGGGTTGACTTAAATGACTCTAACCAATATTCAGCAACCGCTAGAACAAGAAGAATGATTTGGAATAACGATAGTACAACATTTGCTGATAACTTTACAGTTCAAAATAGTACTGGAATAAGAGTTCAGTGCAGTGCCGGTATAAATCTTGTTTATAGATTAATAGCTTGGAGGTAAACATATGAAATTTTATATACAACACATTAATGAAAAAGTTATAGGTTATTTAGATTACAGAAAAAATGATAATGATATTGAAATTGATATAGATGAAAAAGAAATACAAAATTTACCATTTTATAAAATAGAAAATAATAATGTTTTTCTTGATACTTTACTAAAAGAAAAAGTTTTTAAAAACGATAGTATTTTTAATAAAATTTGTGAACTTAAAAAACTGTTAGATAGTTCAGATTATCAAGTAATAAAATGCTATGAGGCTTCTTTACTTAATGAGGAAATGCCTTATGATTTACAAGAATTACTAACACAGAGAAAAGCATGGCGCGAAGAAATAAATGCATTAGAATTTGAATTATCAATGCTTGGTAATTAATTATGTCTGGTAAAATAAAATTAAATACCTCTAAGGTAATATTAAATACAGATAAAATAGTATTTGGAGTACAACAATGGAGTTTTGTAGAAACAAATACAAATGCTACTGCTTACTCACCTCGTGTAGTTACTATTATTGTTATTGGTGATTTAGGTTGTACGACAGTTCAAGAAGCATTAGATGCTTTAGATGCTGACTATCCTGCAAGAAACTATTCTATTGGAGACTACGCTAGAGTATCAGTTTTTGATGGTGCTTCAGGATGCGGTACTTTTCATTGGTTTGTGGTAACCTAGAGGTGAATTATGAAAGTATATAAAAAAGTAGCATTAGATATAAACTATAATATAATTAGTTTTAACGATTTACCAAGAATAGAAGCCTTTTTAGTTTTTGAAGTAGATTCAGATAATCCAACGCCGCAAGAGTTTAATTTAAAATATAATGAAATAATTAATAATGGTATTAAAGTAGAAAATATAAGAATAACTAAAAATTATTATATAATATAATATGAAAAAGTTAATCCTATTTCTGTCAAATTTGACAAAGCGTAGAGGTATATGGTATACTATATATTATATAACTATTGGATTTTTATTAAAGGTATTACGAAGAGCTTGGCTAGGTGTTAAATCACTTGGCTGGTTCTTCGGCTTTATTGCCTTTATAATATCTACAACAATATTTTTTAGCCCCACAATAGGTGGATTGATAGGATACTGGATCACAGGAAACGCATGGTTTTTAGGAGTGGCTACAAGCTACTTTACATGGGTGGTGCTACCAACTGGCTCATCTGTTGTCTATGCATTTATAGTTGCGGCCACAATTCCTATTGTTAGTTTTTTTAAAAAACAATTTATTAAAAAGGAGGCATAATATCAATGAAATTGAACAATGGTTCTTTAAAATTAAAAGATAGTTCTTTAAAAAATTTTACTATTTATTCTTCTAATATTACTTTAGATTTTGCTTATACTAGTAATCAATGGATTTTTAGCATTCAAGATATTGATCAAGATGCTCTAGTGGCTTTAAATGATGGTTATGAAATGCAAATACAATTAGTTAGATATCAACCGAGAGCTTCAAAAAACACAAGAACACCAAGGGCAACTTACATGGGTCCGGGTCCATCATTTATACATAAAGTAAAACCATCTTTTCCTAATTGGATAGGTATAGAAGGAGATACGTTAGACCCAATATCAGCAGATAAAAAAGCCAGAATAAATATAAATTCTCAATTAAATGTTAATCCATTAAACATAAATTTAACTACATGGGTTAATAATATGATTAAATATCAAGGTCGTGAGACAAGTTCCACTTTTCGTAAATTTAAAGGATTAAGGGCTAATGTTTTTGGTGGTGATATAGATGGTCAAGGATATGATAGTAGTAGTGGATTTTGGTTTTCAAAGTTTAGGTTTATTATTTTAATTAATAACAGAAAGTATGGTTTAACAAACAAAGAATTAATTATTAATTATTATAATGCTGGTGATATATCATCAAACATTATATCAAATGTAGTTCAAACATCAAATTCAATTTCAATTGATGTGTCATAAAAAAAATTCTATAAAAACTGTTTGAAACGTCTCGGGCTTGAGACGTCGTCCAATATAGTTTATTATATTGTAAGTTTTTATAGAATTTAATTAACAAAGAGGTGAAATTATGGCAGAAAAAGACCCACGTCTCGAAAGAGCTGGAGTAGAAGGTTTTAACAAACCTAAACGTACGCCTAAACACCCTACTAAGTCGCACATCGTTGTGGCTAAAGAGGGTAGTAAGATAAAGACTATTCGCTTTGGTGAACAAGGTGCTGAAACCGCAGGTGCGCCAAAAGCTGGCGAATCTGATAGAATGAAAGCTAAGCGTAAAAGCTTTAAAGCTCGACACGCTAGAAACATAGCTAAAGGAAAAATGTCTGCTGCTTATTGGGCTGATAAAGTGAAGTGGTAGTATGATAAGAAAACAAGGAACACAATATATTCTTTACAGTAAAGATGGTTCCCGCAAATTGGGAACTTTTCCCTCACGTAAAAAAGCCGAAGAAAGAGAATTACAAATTACTCGGATTAAGTATGCGAAAGGTAAATAACCATGGCAGCAAAAACAAAGTCTCGTGTTAATGAAGCAGGAAATTATACAAAGCCGACAATGCGGAAAAGAATATTTGAAAGAATAAAAGCTGGTTCAAAAGGTGGCAGACCAGGACAGTGGTCCGCGAGGAAAGCACAACTATTAGCCCGTGAATATAAAGAAAAGGGCGGAGGGTACAAATAATGACATATTACTTACCAGACGGAAAAGAATATAAAGGAAAGGTACACAAAATGGCCGACGGTAAAATCCACACAGGAGCAACACATACAAGCACAAGCAAGGTTCTTACTACAAAGAAACCTATAATGAGAGGTGGTAGATAATGCCATACAATGGTAAAGGATACGGCGGAAAAGGTAAAGCACCTAAAATGCCGATGCCACGTAGACCACGCGGACGAGGATAGTTATGGCTAAGAAGGCTTCACAGCGTTCATTAGACGACTGGACAAAACAGGAGTGGACAACTTCTGACGGTAAGCCTTCAAAAGGAAAGAAACGATATCTTCCTAAAAAGGCTTGGGAGTCTTTAAGTCCGGCGGAGAAGGCTGCAACAAATCGCGCCAAGGCCGCAGGCAATCGTAAAGGAAAACAGTTTGTAAAACAACCTGAAAAGATTGCTAAAAAAGTAAGTAGATATCGTTAGAGGTAAAATATGAATTGGACATTATTTTTTGACATCGCAATGATTGTTATCGTTGCATTAGGTTTTGCGGGAACTGTTTGGTATCTTATGACACATAATCCAAACTACGCCGCAAAAGAAATACTTAAGAATCCTTTAAAACTCTTTGATTTAATAGACCACGCTAAACAAAATGTTACAGAAGGTCTAAAGAAAATTAAAGAACAAACTCAAGATGCTATTGATACTACAAAACAAATTAAAGCCGAAGTAGAACAAGTTGTAAAACAAGTTCAAGATACTATTAAAGAAACAAAAGAAGACATCAAAGAATTAGGCGATAAAAAGTAAAATTTGATTTTCACATATTAAAATGTTATAATGCTAATATAAGGGAATATGGTTTTCCCTTATGGTTTTCTCATATAGAAACCATTGGCGAAACAAACGCCGGAGTGTGATATTATGAAATATATTAACTCTGATGTTCGTTATTTCGTCCAATGCCAAGGTGGACTAAATGAATAATGAGAATCCTTTCAAAGGAATGATTACCGAATTGGTAGTCGGATTTGCAGGGGCGTTCTTATTAACAGATGGAATATCTTGGATTGCAGGAGCAAATGAATGGGCAGACTTCATCATTAGATGGGGTATGGCCATTATAGTCGGGTACGGCGTACTAAAAATCTTGCTTGGCAATATCATGTGGCCTCTTCTCTTCGCGAAGAAATTTGAGTGGAAGGTAGGTTTGCTTGAGAGATTCTACAACATACTTAGGCCTATAAAGGCTCAAAAGATGATTGATGAATCTGACGACGAAGAACATGAACAACAAAAAACCATAGAGTATATTGACAGGATTGAGAAAACACGTCAATTATTCAATGGTGAACAACACGGAGGTGTTCAAAGAATGAATTTTAAAAACATTCTTAACGGAATTGTCGCTAATAAGTGGACAATTTTAGGTATTGCCGGTGTAACCGGTGCTGCGGTATTGGGTCAACCTTTAAATGTTGGAACAGTCGAAGCAGTTTTAGAAGGTGACTTAGGTGTCACATTAGCGCTTGCTGGACAAATCGCAGCCGGATTCTTTGCAATTAAAGCTGCAATTGGACCTGGTTTAGAAACAGTAGAACAAGCCAAAGCACGCGAAATTAAAGCATTAGAACTTAAGAAAGCAAAAGCTGTTAACGCAGAAAAATTTGTAATCGAAACTAAAGCTCTTCAATTAGCAAAGCAATTAGGTATTGATTTAGAACAAGCTAAGACAGTAGTCAAAGCTAAAGAAGAAAAAGCTAAGGCTGATAAAGCCATATTAGTTGCTGGAAAAGAAAAGGCAATTATCTTAAAATTAGCTAAAGCTCTTAATGTTACTGATGAACAAGCCAAAGCTATTCGCACTGCCCAATTAGCCAAGAAAGCTAAAAAGTAACTTAAACGTTATTAAATCATAGTAATTAGTTTACTACTAGCACCTGACCCCTCAGGTGCTTTTTATTTGCAAAGAAAAAGCCCGCTAGAATGCGGGCTCAAAGGATTCTTGATATTTAATGTCTGCTATGTAATGACCGATTAGAATTGCTTCTGCTATGTCATCTATAACGTCAATATTATACATTGTCTTTACTAACTGAACTGCTCTACGTTTTACGTCATCACGCTTACCAGTGATCTGGTAGTGACTACGCCATTGAACCGGGGCTATAATTCTATAGTCTAGTTTAGCGCGTTTTGCGGCGACTGTAAGCACTCCAAGTAGCATGGCTAATTTTTTATATGTTTGATAGTTATTTTGATATTGAATATCTTCCATAACTATATAGTCAGGTTTCCAATTAGCTATCATTACATCATTTACAACTTCAAAGATTTTTGTAATTCTGAAGTCAAAATTACCGTTAAAAGTAAGTAGGTGATAATAAACTAACTTGCCATTATCGTAAATAGATAGTCCAAGTTTTTCTGTTGCGTTATCTAAAGCTAAAATTCTATAACCAGTTTTTTCTGGTGGATAAGCAGTTATTTTAACTTCGCCGCCGTCACACTTGGGACATCTAAAAGTATCTTTTCTAAAGGAGAAAAGGTTTGTTTCTAGAACATGTTCATTTTGGCATTTAATAACAAAAGGACTTCTAATAGTTTCATAGTTTTGTAAATCTAAAACTATATAACCTTTACTTTCTACTTCATCAATAACCTTTTCTTCACTAAGCTTTGCCATTAGCGGACTCCTGAGGTTCTTTTTGAAGGAACATTTCAATCGCTTCAATTTCCTCTAGTATTTCCGCAAGCTTTGGGTTCAAAGTTAAAATACCTATTTCTCGTTTTCTTTCTTCTAGCATATCTTCCAATTCTTGATTGGTAAATTTACTCAAGTCTAATTTCATAATATCACCTCTAGAAACCTAATAGGTTTCGTTTTACAGAACGTTGTTGAGTACCAGTCATTCTGTTATATATTTCTATTAATGCTTTAACATCTTCTATGGCTGAGTGGGCTTGATATGTTAAACCATATCCAGCCGCAATAGATTGTTGTTTGTAAGAAGGAGCTCCGCTTGCAGTTAGCATTGTTGTCGGTGCCTTAACTTGGCGCGCAACTTTTAGCGTATCAATACTTTTTATTAAAGGCCAGTTTAGAAAATGAAATGAAGCTTTTGCTTTAAAGAACTCACCGTCAAAAGCGTCATAATTATGCCCTACAATTGCGTCAGGGACATATTCTTTAACGAATTGTATAAAGTCCTTAAGAACTTCAAACTCGCCTCTACAGCTCTCTACTTGCGCATTAGTAATGCCGGTAATCTTTTCTATTTCTTCTGGAATTTTTTTATATGGTTTTATATACTCATGAAAAGTTATAATTTGTTTTTTCAAGTCAGTATTGTATAAGATAGCCGCAACTTCAATTATTGAGTCCCATCTTCTATCAAAACCTGTTGTTTCTATATCTACAAAAAGTAGCCTCATAACTCTTCACCTCGTTTTATTGCTTCCCCTATTTTGATTAATGTATCCTCTTTCTCGAAGTTGTATGTAAACTCAACCACTTTCTTGAAGTTAATATGGGTTATGTCAATACTATTGTCTCCCCATTTTCTTGTTGTATAGGGTAGAATTTCTGGATATTTTGTAATAACATGTAATAGAAAGTCTACGCGAGGAACAGACCATTTTATAGGATTGTTTAATATTTCTTGCCAACTAGTTTTAGTTCTGTTTGTTAGTGATAGTAACATCATTTCTATGTAAGAAATATATGGTGACTCTGTAGTCCAGTTCTCCATCATATCAAAGAAAAACCAGTAAGGAGTAATCATTCTATCTTTTGGAGTTTTAATGATTACGTGTATTTTATTTCTTTTTGCATAGTCAGTAATCTTTAATAATCTCTTTAAATCTTTAATGCCATTAGTTTTATCTTTCCAATGGTCATAGATAACTGCTTTGATTGGAAATCCTTGAACTTCTATATGCGGATGCAATTCTTTAAACTCTTTAAATTTATCTATGATTTGTTTAACTTCAGAATATTCTGAACCAAAGTCATTTTTGAATTTAAATATTGTCCCACCTTGGAAGTGTAGGTTTTTAAATTTAGACCAAAACCTATCTGTTGTAATTCTTTTTAAACTAATAGGATGAGCAAATGCAATATCTTTATAGTCTTTAATTAAGTCAAAGTACTTTGTTAAGTCTTCAATACTTAAGTCCCAAATGTTTTCATCTACAATATAGGTTTTTTGTTTTCCTGATACTGCGGCATTTGTAGCGTCTTGCCAAACTGGAAGAAACTTAGTGCCATCGAGCATTTGAATAATGTGTGCATTGGCATATGCGTTATTTTCAGGTACTTCGTATAAAGAATAATCGGGCCGCACCATCTTCATTTCAGAAGTTAGATCCCAATGATTATCATAAAAGTCAAAATCTGCTCCAACTAATTTGATATTTTGTTTATCAATGTATTTTCTAGCTGGAAAAGGCGTTGCTTTCTTCTCTCTTATAATATACAACAAATCATACTCAAAAGTCAAATGTTCGCTTTCTTCAACAAAGTTAATGATATCTCCCTTTTGTTTATGAAAGGAAGATATCTTTTGTGCTTTATGATTAGGTATAAAGCTTTGTTTATTAAACCAGTCCATATCCCAAATTGTTATTCTCATAGTTTTTCATAGAAGTTTTTAAACTTCCCACCTTCGATTTCAATTTGTAAAATAGGTGCCGTTCCAACTTCTTTATAGACTTTTGGAATAAACATATCTCCACGCTTAATTCCAGTAACCATTAAATGAACTCCTTTTTTAAAGAAGCTATCTTGAATTAAATTCTTAGTGCCGTCATCAGCCACAGTTGATAGAACTTGGTCATACTTTGAAAACTGGGAACGATAAACCTTAATCATAATAATACCTTCAGGAGTTGAAAGCGTTACAGTGTGCTTAAGCTTATCTTTATCTAATACGGTTCCTATAATATGTCTAATTTTATATTTAGGAAAAGACTTGCCGTCAATATTAAATGTTCCGATTACATCATCTTCTTTTATATTTTGTATAGGAGTAATTTCATGATGCATTGTTTTAGCCACGCCATTTAATTCATGACCGCTATGATAGAAGTTTAAAGCTTCTAGCTCCCATTGCAAAACATTACCTGCGGCGTACTTGTTCCATTCTTCTTCAAATGCTTTCTTATTATATTCTTCAAGCAATCTATCATGGTTTTCTACAATAAACTTACGAACATTTTCCATATGCTTATCATAAATCTTTTCCCACTTAATAGCGTCAATTGCCATAACTATTTCAACTCCGCGTTTGATGTTTTCAATATCTAAACCAAAGTTGTTTTCAAAATAGAATTCCTGTGCAGATTCATCAAGGACATAATACTCTTTAAGTTTGCTCTTGCGAATATGCTTAGTAAAGTTAAATACTCTTTTTTCTAAATCAAGTTCAATAGGAAGCATCTCATATTTTACAAGCGACATTATATTTTGTAAAGTAATACGATTTTTCTTGTCATAAGTTTTTAAAATAAAGCTTTCCATAATCTCTTCACGAGGCCGCATTTCAATTTTATCAAACGCGCCAGATTTGATTAAAGATATAATTCTATCTTTGCTTACTAAAGTTCTCGCTCCTGTTTTATTTAACTTCTCAATAAAGTTATCAACAGAAGTATACGGACGATTATTAATGATTTCTCTAATTAAGTCATCACCAATTCTGGAAATACCTTTTAAACCAAACCAAACAACGTTCGCCTCTGAGTCTGGAGTAAATCCAAACTTAGCGCGATTAACATCTGGCAACTCAATCTTCATGCCGAGTTCAGTTTTAAATTTACCGATTGCTGCGGCGACCTTACCATATTGAACTTTATTTGCTTCACGTTTATTTTCATCGTCTTCTTCAATTTCTACTATACCTTCTTCTATAAGGTCTTCGTAATCTTCTTCATTAACCGCGCCTGCGTTTACAGACAAGCAAGCAGTATTCCAATAAATGACGGGGAATTTGTAGGCCATATTCATTTCTTGTAAAGCAATAGTCGAATAACCCATCGTGTGTAAAACACTAAATGAGTAACCAGCTTGCCGCATAACTTGAACACTCCAGACATAATCTAGAAGTTTCTTTCTTGTGCCTATTTCTTTTCCTTTTTCATAGAACATCTTTTTAATTTTATCGATGGTATCAAACTTCTTTTTAGCGATAGCTTTACGAAGACCGTTAGCTTCAACAACAGAAAAGTTTGTAATCTTTGGGTCCATAACAATCATCATGATTGATTCTTGAGAGTCTGCAACTCCAGATAATGGCTTAAGATATTTTTCAAGTATCTTAACTTCATCACTATTGATGCCGCTATTTTCTAATTCTCTATACCACATAACTTCTGAGTTTTTAAACTTAACATAAGTATTAAGTGGTAACTCAGCGTTTTCATCCTGCGCCATAAGCCTCATTAAAGAGTTTGCGATAGCAAGTTGCGAAATAGATTGCGGCTTAATTGACCGCATTGCTTGTGAACCAACGCTTGTGTCGAATTGGAATAAATCAACAATTTCTCCGCGACCTGCCATAGCCCACATATTGGGATCTTTATATTCTAATTCTTTTGGTAATAAATATTTATCATAAGTCGCTTTAAGATTTCCTTGCCATTCAATTTTGCCATCTTCTAAAAGAAGGTTCATAGTTGTGCGAAGTTTATCCAATGCGTTAATAGTTAAAAAGTCGTATTTTAAACCACCGGCATATTCAGTATCTTCTAGGTTATAGGCGGATACTAAAACACCACGACTAGTTTTCATTAACGAGTTGTGCTTTGTAAAGTCTTCATTAAATGCGATAACGCCAGAAGCGTGAACACCTAAACGAGTAATAAGTCCTTCAATACTATAGGCGAGTTTCCATAAGGATTTTTCTCTACCCATTTCTTCTTGAAACTTAGCAATTGCTTTATGGTCTTCATCTCCATACATACATTGGTCAAGAGTCCAGTCAAAGCCTCTTTCGTTTGGAATCATTGAAACGATAAATGATATAACATCATCATCAACGTTAAGTGCGCGACCCGCAGTACGGATAGCTGACTTAGATTTTTCAGTACCGAAGGTGCAAACGTTAATAACGTCACCACCTATTGAGTTAAAGTATTCTTTTACTTTATTAAAAACTCGTGTTCGTTTGCTGCCTTCAGTATCAATATCAATATCAGGAAGTTCTGGGCGATCTTTATGAATGAAGCGCCAATAGGGCATTATAAGCTCTTGGCGAAGCGGATCTAGTTGGGTAATACCTAAACAGTAGTTAAGTAAGAAACCGGCAGCAGAGCCACGGGAAACCCCTAAAAGAGAGTCTCCTTCATCCCATATGATGTCAATCATTTTAGCCATCGTAACAAAGTATTTAGATAATGGTTGTTTGATTGTAATAGAAGTTTCCCAAACCTGTTCTAACTCATCGTTAAAGCGTTGTAGGTATTCTTCATTGAAAACATTTATCTTTGCGACGAAGCCTTCAAATATTTTATATATAAAAAATAAGTCTTGAGTTTCTGCGGCGTTTAGATAATTATGAATGTATTTATATTTAGTGGGGATTTGCAGTCTTAATTCACTTAGTTTATTTTCTATGTCTTTAGTGATTAAAACTGGAACTGTAGGAACAACTTGAGGACTTTTTAAGTCATAGGTTTGAACAGAGTCAGCAATACGAATAGTATTTAGCCGCATCTCTTCAAGCTTATCTTCTGAAAAATAATTAAGACGTTCAAAGATTTGTTGTACGGACATGACAAAAGCAGACGCATAAAAGTTTTCCGCGTCTCTATCGCCATTAGATGCTGAGCTAAGAAACTGAGCATGTAAATCTTTATCTTCTTCGTTTAAGTAATGTGCGTCCGTGGTAAAAACAAAAGGGTATTTACCCCAGAAATTATCAACCATGAACTTATTATAAGCTATTTGTTGTTCGTCCATAGATGGCTGCACTTCGATAAAGAAATTATCTTTACCGAAGAGTTGACCCATCTTTTCTAAGTGAGCAGCAATATCGTCCAAAGCTGCCGCACCATAGGAAATAAACAGACTGCCGGTTACACCACCTAAGCAGGCTGTTGTTGTGATAAGATGTCCCGGGTTTGAACCAATGACTTCTTTTAAATCGCTTCCATACGTTGGCGTTCTCATTACACCACGAATAAAAGAGCGTGACCAAGCACGCGATGAAAGTTTGCGAAGTTGTTCATGTCCTTCTGCATCTTTTGCAAGCAAAAGAACATGATAAAACTTTTCGCCTTTTTCATAGTTTTCAGAATTTAAACCTTCTCTTGTAAGATAGATTTCGTTTCCCAAGATAAGCTTAAAAGGTTTGTCTAAATACTTAGACTTAAAATGTTGAACTGCTTTTACGTGACCAGATAATGTATCATGGTCAGTTAACGCAATGGCATGTAATCCCTTGTTGAAAGCACCATCTATTAAATCGCCAACTTTATTGATACTATCAATAACTTTGAGATTTGAATAGTCGGAATGTGCGTGCAAACTTGAGTATTTGTTTTCTGACATTTTTTTCTCCTTTTAAGTTTATACAATAATTATAACATGACTTTAGATAAAAGTCAAATTAGTAGTTATTTCTTTGTCGTTCGATATTGACTTTAGCTTTTTGGTTATAAGCATAAATGATTTCAGTCCATTCACAATTAAGTGTTTTAATTGTTGCGGCCAAACCAGTTAGCATTAACACCATTGGTGGAAGTTGAGTTCCAGCTGTAACGCTTTCAGATACAAATCTAATTACATCAATTTCTGGGTCCATAAACTTTTCAAAGTTATCATCCATCCATAACGCTGCTTGCGCCTGTTTGGTTGGTTCAAGTAAAAGCATATAAGATAAGAAGAAAGCAATAACGTCTGCTAGCTCATCAAGAATTCTATCTTTCTTTGGGATGTGTGAATGTTTCCACCATTTCCAAGTTCCAATTTCATTGAAGAGTTCAAACAATTCAATATGCATAGCAAGAGTGTGGTCTTCTTTAGTAGGAGCCGTTTTCAGCTTTTTCATTACTTCGTCGCGCACTTCCATTTGTACTTTTAATAATTCATCTAATTTCCAATTAATCATATTTCACCTCTAAATTAAATCAGATTCAGCGGACTTTTCAAAGTTGAAATTGTCCATAATAATCTGAAGTGTTTTTGTTCCATTGAACTCATTGTATTGTGCTCTACCAATAATCTTTACGCGCAGCTTTGGATTAACATCCACAAAAGCGTCTTCTGTTTCCGCAAACAATTCTGGTATAATTTCTTTAGCATTGAATTTAATAAACTCAATATTGTTATAATTAAACTTCATTGTATTGCGTTCTTTACCAATAAGATTAATCATATCTCTTGTAATAAAGATTTCAAAAGCGAACTTTGGTTGTGGTATTCCCATTCCATATAAGTAGTTATATTTAGCGAAGTCTGTAAGAATGTCGTGAGATATTCTTCTGCCGCGCAAAATTGCGTCTACTTCAATTTCTTCTGTACCAAAATCAATATCTTTTAATTTATCGTTTAAGTACGCTGTTAATTTTTCTAAATCGTCTTCATGAACTCCAACCCCAAAGGCCATATCATGACCTTCTGCGAAATGAATTAAACCACTTTGTTGAAGTACTTCTCTAAATGACTTAAATCCTGGTCGCACATTAGCGCGAGCTGAGCCATAGAAGTAATTTTCTCCATCAATATTTCTTGGTCTTAATAACATTGCGGGTTTTTTATAATTCTTTACAATGTCCATTGCAACTAAGCCGGTCATTGTTTTTGGAACGGTGACATCATCATTTTGAGAACTAATAACCGTAACAACTGTGTTTTGGTCTAATTTATCCTGTTCAATAATACCGCGAATAAAGTCCATTGATTTTTCTTTTTCTTTGTTTTGTTGATTACGAATATTATAAGCCATTCTTGCAATCATCTCATAGAAGGTTTCTGAACTTACATTTCCTTTGTATTGTTTTTCATAAGTTTCATCGTGATTATATTCTGTGAAACCTTGAAACAATTGCTCATTTTGTTCTACCGTACCTACGCGAATTACCGCATTGATAAGAGGTGTGATATAAAAAGCAACGTCAATTTTATTAGGAAGATCAACTGAACTAACACTATAAGATTGTTTTACTAGTAAAGCTTTAAACATGGCGTTTTTAATGGTTTTTAAGCCCGTAGCGATGAGAAAATTATTATCTAGGTCCCGTGTATCCATCATGTCAGAAATGAGCCCTAGCGCTGCTAAATCAATATATTCTTGATGATGTTTATTATCACCGTATTTCTTGCTATAACATTGTATGACTTTATAAACCATACCCGCACCACTAAGAAACTTATTTTTAAACTTTGGCGAAAGTTGATTGTTTACAACTATTGCGCCTGGAACTTCTTCGTAAGTATCAACTAAGTGATGGTCAATAACTAAAACCTTTTTACCTTTACGAACAAGCTCTTTTTGCTCATCAATTTGATTTGAGCCGGCATCTGGTATGATAATATATTTTGCATCTTGCGGCACAGAATTCATTACAATTCCGTGTTCTTTTCCATTATGCACTCGGCACTTAATTTGTGCCGCAGGATAAAGGTCTTTAAAGTATCTATAAAATATTGAGGCAGATGTAAAACCGTCTACATCGCTGTCAATCTGCATAAAAAACTTTTGATTAGTTGTGAAACCTTCATGCAAGGTATCTACTAATTCATGTACTCGTTCAAGACCTTCATAGCTTTCTTCATCGTAGATTGACGGTTCCGACAAGAAGCTTTCGATCTTTTCAATTCCAAGAGACCTTAAGTAATCCTCGATAATGTTTCCACTATCGAGGTTTAAGGGTGTCTCTTTTAATTTATAATTAAATTTATTCATTATTCACCTTATAAGTATATTCTTTTTAGCATTAGCTGTTCAAACAATTCTTTACCTTGATCTATTGGAGCATTTTTATGCTCTAGCACGAAGTCATAATCGACTATAATGCTTATGTTAAAGAAGTTCTTAGCGTACTTGAAGATTTCCATATACTCATTTAATTCTTTCTCTATTTCTTTATGTGATTTATAATCTCTATCAAAACCAAGGATAATATTTTGTACTCCATATTTCATAAGTAGCGCCACATGTTCTTTGCTTAAGTTGCGGCCTGAAACAGCCACTGAGATATTATTTTCGCCATAAAGACTATCCATCTTCATAACGCTTTTTTCACCTTCAAATAGTATTATTGTTTGTAATCGTTGTATTGCATTTTTATTAACATCAAGACCGTAAAGTATTTTACTTGTTGGATGAGCTAAATACTCGCCATTATATTTCACTGGCATATATTTTGCTTTTGCGTCTGGGCTTAAAAACCTACCACGCACACCGACAAGTTCTTTATTATCTGTATAGTAAGGTATAACAATGGCATTTGATATTGTATCAAACTTGATGCCGTACTTGACTAAAGTTTCCGGAGTAATTGCTTCAGAAATCCAGGGTGTAAGATAGTTTAAATCAAACACATATCTATTCATAATATCTTTAGATAATACTTTTAAAATAGTTGGATCATCTTCCGGGTGATTGTTTATTTCGTATAAATAATCTAATTGTTCCCGCACTCCATAGTATTCATTTTCATCTATGCTTTCGTTATTGTCTATACCACATAATTGTATTGCTTTACGCAAAGAAATTTCTTCTCCTGCAATTCGTCGCATTTTAATAATTAATTCAAAGATATCAAACACTGCGTTGCACTCTGTATAACATTTAAACATGTTATTTTTTTTGTAATAATATAACTTCTCACTTCCGTGGTCGTGAGTTGAATTATGGCATACCGTTGAGTAGACAATCATAGTATTATTTTCTCTAGCAGATTCAACCCCATGGTCTTTTAGAATTCTTTTAATGTCTTCTGGCGAGAGCATCTCGCGATAATCTCTAATTGATTTCGCCATCGTCATCACCATCTTTCTTAGGTTGAGTCATAATGTCTAATAGGTCAAATTCTTTTGTATCGTATTCAATCTTATCATAGTTTTTAAGTATATTGTGATTGAGACCGGTTAAGAACAAGTCTCGTGTTCTACAAGTACCGTAATCGAAGTATCTAAATAGCTTTACGCTAGTTAGTTCACCACGACGATTTTTATAAATATCAGTAACCACATTCGGTATTTCAATACCAGCGTGTTTACATAATTGTTCTACGATTTCTTTTTCTTCAGGAACTTCTTCAAGTTTTACTGTAATCATACCTACGTCAGCCTTATCAGCAATAGCCTTACTACCGCGAATATGGTTAACATTTCTAATCATAGTTTGCTCCCAGCGCTCATTTAACTGAGTTGCTGACTGAACGAAGACATCGTATTGTGCCGCAATTTCTTTTAATGTATTTGACAACATCATAAGTGCAACGTCTTCACGAATCTTGCTTTGTTGATATTCAACAAGTAAACTAGGACTGGTAAAGATATAATCATAAAATATAAACTGCACATGATTTTGAAATATGTGCTTAATTATTTTAGCTCTAATTAATGCAATAGAAGGGTCTGGTATTACTTCAATAATAAAGTTATTTTCATATTTTTTAATTAACTGTATAGCTTGTAATATCCTTTGCTCTTCTTCAAAATTAGCATTTCCATATAATATTTTTCTTTCATTAACACCACTAACATAAGCAAGAATTAGTGTTTGTATTTCATCAGCCTGTTGCTCTGTAGTTACAAACAAAACAGGAGCTAAGTCATCTCTAATGACAACTTTATCCCCTTCAATTCTTGGTAGTGAAATCGCACAAGCATTGCCAACCATGAAGCGAGTTTTACCGTGACCTGATGGAGCGCTATTTATATACATTTTACCGAAGCGAGCTCCGCGCACAATGTAATTGAAAATATCGCCTTCAAGTGGTTTGCCAACTTCTGGTCTTTCTTTTAATTCTTGATATAATTCAAGAATGCCTAATGCGGCCTTTTGAGTTGTAGTAATAGCTCGTGATACGAAACTATCTTCTACCTTATTAACTTTCTTTAAAATAGTCTTGACAATGTCATCAACTGTAATGTTGTTAAGCTTTTCGCTTTCTTTGTCAAGGTGCATAAAGTCTACTTCTGGATTATAGAATTCTTTGGTTTCAATACCTGCTTTTTGCAAGTCTCTTAAAACGGTAAACTTTTTTAATCTTTCATAGTAAAAATTAAACTTACTAGAGTCCATACTATCAATGAAGGGTTGAAGCCCTCTAAGATATTCATAGCCACCAGCAGATTTAAATACTTCATATTGTTTATTAAATTGACCAATGTAAAGGTCAATATCTTGCGGTGAAATGTTTTGTGAACCTTCAGCCGCAATATTAGCGATTGCACCAAAAACTATTTTGTAAAATTCATTATCAAAATCGTTAGTTGTGAGTTTGAAATTTTCTTGGTCATGGACTAGCTCCGGATTTTTAATTAACCCAGCGATAATCATCATGGCCGCATTTCTGTCGAATAGTGCTTTTGACACGACCACTCACCTCTGCTTTCTGTTATAAATTCTCGATGTCTACTATATACCTACCACTGCTAGGTTTATTTTTTCTTGGCTTCACCTTTATAACTTTAGTGACTCCTTGAGTAATTTTTTGTGCCTCTTCTTTTATGCGGGCACGTTCGATAGCTTGAGAGCTATAGTAGCGTTGTGCTTCTTCCATGACATAGGGAACTATACCTATGCCCTTTCTTCGGTCAGGCACCTGACCTTGTACTTCAACATAATAAGCAACCGCACGGGCAATATCTTTTTCAGAGTACCCGTGCAGTTTTTGGAATTTAGTAATTTGAGCATCAATCATTGAGTTAATAGCGTCTACACCGTATAGCTCGCAAATCAATTGCTCTAATTCTTTCCTTGTCATTAAAGGTTTACTTTAATGTCTAAAAGTTCTTGTTGAAGTATTTTAAGTTGTGGTTCGTATACTTTACTTGCTTGGCTAAGTTTAATTTCCGCACCCATAATTGTAATTATTTTTTGTTCAACAATTTGAAATGCATCTGTTTCTAAAAGCTCTTTAGCAAGATTAACTACATCAAGCCTTAATTGTTCAAAATCTTCTTCTTGAAGTTCATGTAAACTGTATTCTTTTTCTTGAACAGTTACAATGCCTTCAACTTTCTTTTGTTCTTCAATTGCTTTCTTCATTTCTGCTTTAAGGTTATCATAAGTAAATTCAAACCTTGTCGAGAAATAACGAGAACGTGTTTTAGTTTCAATTTCTACTAATTGGTTATAAGCAAAAACTGTTTGGTTTTCAGTAGTTAAAGCACCATCTGTATTATCTTTATATTCTTTACGAACATAGAAAATAAAGTCCGCTAAACCTTTAATGATTGCGGCTGGACGCTTATCGATATCTACTTTTGATTTAATGTTGTTCTTTTCTTCAATTTCGTCTGCGTGTGCAATTAGGACTAACCCGTAGCCCATTTGAGGAATAGATAGTATTGATTTTTCAAATTCTTTACGAATCGCTCTCCAACCTTTACCGAATCCAAGATCACCAGCATCAGTAACGCCGTATTGTCCTAAGACATATTCCATACATGCGCTGTAAGCTAAGGTAACTGTATCGACTATAATTGTTTTATAAATAGAACGAACTTCATCTCTTTTTAATTCTCTTAAAAATTGTTTGAAGTCTGACCAGCTTTGAATTGGCTGGGCTTGAACACCGTCAATAAACTTATAACCGATTTCAAAAGCTGCTAATAAGCTACCTTCGAATCCTGCGGCTACTGTTGTTTTGCGTGTACCTGCTTCACCATAAAATAAAAAGATTTTATCATGAAGACTTTCCGAAATAATATGTGGTTTTAATTTAGTCAAATCCATTTGTTCACTCTCCTGTTAATTAGTAAAAGGAGCCGCTTTATTAACGACTCCTTTTGTGTTTGGATTAAAGTAAAGACGTTCTTGGAGTCTTTGCTGGTGCTGGAGCTGCAGTGGTTGTTTTACCACCTGTGGTTGTTTTACCAGTTGTAGCTTGACCTTTGGCCGCATTTTGAATTGCGATACCATCGTCATCATAAGCACGAGTAAGTTCTAAGATATCTTGTGGCGAATAAGCGCCTTTGTCTAATGGTTGAGAACCGGTTTGAATAAGATAGTTCTTATATGTGTTGTGATAAACACGAGTCGATTCACCAAAAGCTGTTTTTTCAGAAACTTCAACATCTTCATTGATAATTGAAATATTGCCACGAACACTAACGGTCATACCTTTTTCGTATAAGCGTTGAATTGCAGTAACAGCAGTTTTGTTTTCTTTAGCAACCGTAAACTTAACTAAGTTTGGCTTAGTGTTATTCCAGTTTGCTTGAGCTACAAGCATTTCATAAGCAACTAATTGACCATCTTTAGAATTCTTTTCATAAAGTGGCTTTACGATATAACCAGCAAATGAGAAATCTGTTGTATCTTTTTCGCCAGTATCAGCTGCCGCAACATAACGTCCACGATTTACAACCGTAGAAACTAATTGCGAGTTTTGTGTTGAGAAGAAACGGCTTTCACCTAATTCTCCAGATACACGAACACGTTTATTTAACAGCGCGCCTAAGTTGGCATACGTGTCAAAAAGCTTATTTCCTGTTCCGTCTTGTTTGAACTTATTAGAGTAAAGTTCGACTTCGGTAAGTTGTTGTCTTCCGTCAATTAATGATTTAATGACGATTTTTCCAGAGATAAAATCCTTACCTGTGCGACCAGAAGTTTTGTTTTCTAAATTTACTTCTACTAAGTCACCTACGATTTTAAAACTGTTTTGTTTGGCTAATTCTTTTTCTGCGTTCATTGTTATTCCTCCATAGAATAATTATAGGTTTGTCCTATATATTTTTTGTTGATATTATTCAGCGTCAACTGTCGCTGCGTCTACGTCGAATGTCTCACCTTTAGGTGTAAGGTTATATGCTTTATATTCCTTGACGACATCGACTCCGTCTGTAGAAATCGTTCTTTCGGTATCAACCTTTTCGATCAAATCATTCTTCACTAATGAATTCAGAACACCGTGAATTCCTCGTGGATTTAAACCGACTGCGGCAGCGATTTCGTCACCGAAGTATTGGCCGTGATTAGCTTGTAAAAAACTAATAACGGAAGCTGTCTTTGCTGTTAGCGTAATTTTTTCCATCTTTTTTCCTCCTGTTCTCTTTTTTATATTTGCTATTTGATAAGGGGCTCTACTTATCCTTTAGCAGTAAAAGTATTTTCTTTTACATAATAAGTTTACCATAAAATAAAATAAAAGTCAATTTCTACTAACCAAAATTGATAGTTCATTTAAGCTTTACAAAAGTAAGTTTTGCATCTTCACCGCACGTACTACAGTAGTAGCCTTCTGCTTGTTTTTTGTATACCTTTGTCCTACGAAATATATAATGTCTATTGCTACACTTATGACAATCTGTATAAGCAACAGCCCTGTTCATAGCCGCGACTTCTTCACCTTCAGTGGATTCAGCATAAATTTTAATAGAGGTGTTAGTTTTGACAGATATCTCTCTAGCTAGCCGCATCCAGTTATGGTCGTGTGAATGTTTATTTCGATCTAATGCGTGAGATAACTCATGCATAATTGTATTTCTAACTTCTTCTGGTCCATTATTTTCCCAGTGAAATTTTGATATTTTAATAGTATATCGATCTCCATTTCTGACGCAAACCCCCATTGTTGATACGGAGTTATAGTTCATACTAAATGATAGATTTGTTGGTAGGTCATATCCAAGTCCAATAAGTTCATCTCTACACTCAATAAATAAATTATAGGTTTCTTCTGCTGTCATTAGTGACTCCTTTAAATGAAAAGACTTTTTTCTTTTCTATACTATAATTATAGCATATACTTTGAAAAAAGTCTAATTTTATAAAACTAAATTAAGCAATCCAATTTAATTGTACTAAGTTTAAATCAGCATCTAAATCAGCTAAAGTAGATGAGGAGTTAACAGGATAAATATCATTAGCAAGAACAATATATAAACCTTCAGCTAAATCATTATAAATTTCTTCGTATTCTGCAACTGTAAAGTTTTCAAATCTCCAAGAGTCTTCTGCAGTTGGTAATCCAACGCCTCCATTAGTTGCGTCTAAAATTGTAATTTCTCCACCAGGAAATTCATCATTATAAAAAGCATCAAGAGTTTGATAAACAGAAGTTGTAAGACCTTTCATTGCTGAAGTAATTACTGTTTCAGATAAACCAACTTGGTCAACGTCAACACCAATCATCTTAGCACCGGCTTCTTCTGCTTCTTTAGCAACAGAGAAAGCCACCGCTCCACCTGCTACAAAGATTACTTCTGTACCCAATTGATACATAGTTTCAGCTTTCGCTGCGTTTTCTGTAGTTGCGGCGAAATCACCAGTATAATGGTAATCAATAATAATTTGTTCAGTTAATCCTAAATCAACTGCTGCGGCTTCTGCACCTTGAGCAAATCCAATACCAAATCGGACAACTGCAGGAACTGCCATACCACCCATAAATCCTAGTTTTCTATAACCATCTGCAACTGCAGCATAACCTGCTAACCAACCAGATTCTTCTTCCGCATAAAGGATAGAAGCAACATTGTCTTCTAATCTAAATTCAGGTCCGTTTGGTCCTCCCCAGTTTCCGTCATTAGGAACTCCATCTAATAAAATAAATTTAGTATCTGGATATTCATCTTGAGCAAAAAAGATTGGAGTCTCAAATAAGAACCCAGGAGTAACTACAATATCTGCTCCGTTATCAATTGCCATTCCTATTGTTGATATATATTCGTCTGCGTTTACTTCTAATGGTTTATAGTATGAGTAAGTTTTATCAAATTCTTCTGCAAATTCAACTACACCTTCCCAAGAGCCTTGATTAAAAGACCCGTCGTCAATGTCGCCTACGTCTGTAACTAATGCGATTTCATATGTTTCTTGTGTGGCGCATGCCGCTAAAAGTAGAGGCAAGGCTAATAATGGTAATAATTTTTTATTCATGAATTCCTCCTTATGAATATTAGGCTGCTAATACTTCAGCCCAAGTACGAATTGGATTACTAGAACCCTTTTCATACATTCTTTTTAAGATGTCAGCAGTGACGTTATTAAGAGGATTGTCTTTGTGGATAATAGCAACAATGGCATCCCATGCTAATTGACCATATTGATCTAATGGTAATGCTTCCCCTGCTTGATTTAACTTTTCAGCTTCAGTAAATGGACGTGATGCAAAACCAACATCTTTACCAACAGGTTCATCTTTTTGTAAACCAACTGTACGTTTCCAACCATCGCTAGAACCAGTATGTTCGTGTTCTGCAATAAAGTTGCCGCAACGGGGTTTAAAAGAAGCAGTAACTGCTTTAGCTACTTTTTCAATTGAATCTGAACCACCAAAACGAATTGTAACGGCACTGTTATTTTGTTGACAAACTGGATATGTATCTTTAATATCGTCCCAACGTTCGTTGGCTTCAAGTGCTACAGCACCGGCACCAGCAATCGTTTCTTCACCTTCAATTGTTGTCATGAAAGTTACAAAAGCTTTAACTATTTGTTCAATTGTTTCATTTTCATAATCACCATCTGTTCTAGTTATCCAGTTAAATGGTCTTTTTAATCCGTAGGTATTGTCTAATACTGTTTCTTCACTTGCTTCAACATCATTAAAACGTAATCCTTTTACGTTATTATTTACTGAAGACAAAGAAACATATCCTATACCATACTTATCACTACTACTCATTGCTGTTAAAATTGCAGTATTATCAGCTGTAATGAAACCATCAGTAAGAAGAGTATCATTTTTTGCTGCGGGACCAAAACCTATACCATTCATAAAACCATCTCTAGTTCCTGAGCTAGTATCTCTTGTATATAATACAATCTTATTTGTATCTATAAAATTTACTAGTTGGCTACTTGTAGTCCCTTCTGAAGAATCACCTCCTGTTGGAGTATTTACGCACGACGCTAGTACTAATAACGGCAAGGCAACAGCTAATAGTCTTTTCTTCATCAATGTCCTCCATGAAATGTCTATGATGAATTGTGGACATTTCTATATTTAAACCAGCCTCTCCTTTTCCAAGAAAGCTGTGTTTAATATTATTTTAATAGTAGACTTCTTCGGGTTGGTAGCCGAGCTCGATGAGTTCGTACTCTTCCTTATTTACAGGTAGGGCGATAGGTATTTCATTTGACAGCTCCGAAGTTTCCAAAGATATTTCTATGTCGTAACTTGTCGAGTAGGACCAAGAATATGGGTACTGTTCGAAGCCAAGCTCGTCGGCATTAACACTTTCCGGGTTGTAGAACGACATTTCCCCGTCGTAAGAGTAGCCCGTTGACACGTCTATGTCTATTGTTAGGCTCTCTACTACGCTAGTGAGAAGGTCGACTGAAACCGATGCAAACATCCTATTGATTTGAAAACCAGCCACGGCATCAGCTACCCACTGGTCAAGTTGTTGGAGGTACTCTTCGTCGAAGTCTTCCCTGCTGTAGCCACCGAGGTACCCCGTCTCAAAAATTTGGACAAGGTCATCCTGAGTAGCCTCGTAGGTTATCGACAGCTTTGTGCCAGATATCTCGCTCTGGAGTAAATTATAATTGAACATCGGCAGAATTGAAGCTGCGAATGCCTCGATTTCTTCCTGAGTTAGAGGACCTCTCGGCTCCTGCTCCGGTTCTTCTTCTTCGCAAGGTGAGTTGCACTCAATCTCTTCAGTGCTTGGGTCGTCTAAGCACATCTTTATACAGACCTGCTGGTCGTTGCGACCTGGGAATAAGGGTAGAAGACCGCTCTCGATTATTTCCCTGGCGTTGAACCTGAGCTTTGACGGTCTATCGATGCCTTCTATATAGTAGTAGCTCCACGAGGGGGCGATTCCGCTGTGAGCAAAAACGAATGCGAAGCCTTCTGCGTCCGTTAGGTCGAGAAATACCTCTGAGCCGTCATAATAGGCGACGATTCTCTCGTTTTCAAATGCTGTTCTATACAATTCATACTGAGGTCCGGAATCGTATATTACTTCTGACTCGAAGTTGACTAGGTCAACCTCTGCGTAAATTTTAGCCTGGTCAGTGCCGAACCCCTCAGACCTCAGTAGTCCAGAGGCCTCGAAGTCGAAGATGTCTGTGTATTCTGCGCTCCAGTCGCCGAGAGTGTTTGACCAAGTACTAACTGTCCTTGAGTCGACAGATGCAACCGTCTCAGTCCTGGACGAGGATGTCGGCATCATCAGAGCCGAAAGAAACATCCTACTTGGTTCGTTTTGGGCCATCATGAGGACATCATTTGGTATCGATATTCCTCCCTCAGATGAGGAAGAGGACGGTGACGCACACGAAACCATAGTTAGTGTCACTAGAAAGGCAAATAGATTTTTATTTTTCATAGAATTCCTCCTAAAATGCCAAAATAAATATTAGGCATTTTTATTTTAAACAATATCTCCTTTTCCATTAGAGTTCTTGTTTTATTAACTAACCTTCGCAACTAGCGCAACCCTCACTCATAACTTTTTTACGAGAGAGTTCTTGCGCTTGACTCATACCAAATTGATAGTATAAAGTCTTGATACCCATGTCATGAGCGTAAAGCATAAGTGCGTTGATTTCTTTTACAGGCACATTTGCTGGCATCATAAGGTTTAATGATTGGGCTTGGTCGATATATTCTTGACGCACAGCAGCTTGGTCAATAATTGCATGTGGATTAATTTCCGCAAACGTTTTAAAGACTTCGCGCTCTTCTTGAGTCATGAATTTTAAATGTTGTACTGAGCCGTCTGCTTTTTGAATAGACTCCCAGATTTCGTCAGTGTCCTTATCATATTTTTTCAATAACTTTTTAAGGTATTGATTTTTAATTGTAGTTTTAGATTTAGCCAAGTCCTTCACATAGAAGTTAGAGAACTCTGGCTCAATAGATTGAGATACTTGACCTAAGATTGAAGATGAGCTTTTTGTAGGAGCAATAGCCATCAACGTTGTGTTGCGGCGACCATAGCCTTTTAATAGTTCTGGTTCCCCATACTTTACAGCTAGTTCAGCCGAAGCTTTATAAGTTCTTTCTTTTAAGGTTTTTGCAATCTCTAAATTCTTTTTAGCCGCACTACGACTTTCAAACGAAAGCATATTTGATTGAAGATATGAGTGCCAACCAAGAACACCAAGACCTAAGGCCCGATGATTGATAGCAAAGTTTCTTGCTCTCTTATGGTATTCTTTACCTTCTGTTTTATTAATAAATTCTGTGACGACTGTATCTAAGAAATAAGTAAGCGTTTCAATTGCATCTGTTTCTTTAATCTCTTCCCAGTGAAGTAAGTTAATCGAAGATAATACGCAAGTAAAAGTTTCATTTGGATTAGATGGCAATGCAATTTCAGAACACATATTACTAGCAAAGATTTTCATATCTTTATCTTTATAAATATCAGGTTTATTTTTATTCATATTGTCTGTAAATAAGATATATGGATAACCAATTTCACTTCTGCGCTGTAATACTTTTGCCCAGAGCTTTCTTGCATCCTTATCGCCAGCTTTTACGTTTTCTAAAAAAGCGTCTGTTACTGTGATACCGTGAGTAAGTCCCTGAATAGGGTTTCCTTCGGTGCCAATATCTAAGAACTCTTCTGCGTCTGGATGTTCAATAGGTAAATAGGCACTGAAGAAACCTCTACGCACGCTACCTTGGGAAACAACTGAAGCTAAAGTGTCATACATTTTCATAAAATGAACTGCGCCACTGGATTCTCCACTATTTTTAATTGGAGCTCCGCGTCCACGTAACTCACCAAAGTAGCCGGATGTTCCACCGCCACCTTTCATAAGCATACCATTCTCTGCATGTCCATATAAGATAGATTGCATATCGTCTTCAATGTAAGAACCGAAGCACGATACAGGCAATCCTCTTTGTATTCCATAGTTAGACCACACTGGTGAAGACAGCGAGAAAAATCCTCTACCCATATAGTCATAAAATTTATCCGCATAGCCTGGAATACCTAAATATTCTTCAGCTTTGTTTGCGATTTGTCTAATTCTTTCTTCTGGAGTTTGTCCTTCCAGTAAGTAGCCGCGTGACAAAAACTTGCGCGACTCTTTGTTTAACCATTCAAATGCCATATAAGCCTCCTAGAAAAGGTCGTCTTCAGTG